TTGCCGGCGATGCGGATCGACGGCAGCGACTCGAAGTAGGTGCCACCGATGCTGATGCTGGCCGCGCCGCCCGACAACAGCGTCACGCGCAGGTCATAGCGGCCCGGCGCCAGGAAGTCGCCAGTGAAGGCGCGCAGCTCAAAGGACTCGGATGCCGTGTAGACGACGTATGTAGTCGGCCCGCCTTCCGAGTCCGATCCGTAGGCCGTCGTCGCCGTCGACACCTCCATGAAGGCCTGGCGCGACAGCGACCAGTTGGCGGCCAGGTCGACGGGGGTGCCGTCGGACAATCGGTACTCGACGCGGTACTCGTAGGCGCCGGCCGCGGCGGCGTTGGAGATGGTCACGCGCGGCTCGATGCGCGTGGCGATGACGTCCTGCGGCACCGTCGCGTAGGCGTCGCCGAAGCCCGTTCCGGCCAGCGGGCCGACCACTGCGTCAGCTGCCGCCCTCACCCAGGCGCCGCCGTTCGGCTGGACCTCCAGCGTCATCCGCACCAGCGCGCCCGACACCGCGCCCGTGGTCTGGTCCGTGCTCTGCAGCGCCGGCACGCCGATCGTGACGAGCACGGCGTCGGTGTTCGGGTTGGTGATCGTCCGCACCACGGGCGCGGCCTGCTGCACGCGCACGCCGACCGACGTGATCGACTCGACGGACGAGAAGCCCTCGATGGGCGCCTGGGCGGCGTCGCCATTGCGCTCGACGATCTTGAAGCCCTGGAAGTTGAACGTGCCGTCGGCGTTCTGCAGCCGCGTGTCGTCGAGATAGACGCTGCGCAGGCCGTCGACCAGCCCCTCGATCGGCCCCTCGCTGATCACGTCCAGCGCGCGGACGTAGCTGGTGCTGCGCAGGCTGTCGGTCACGTCGGCAGCTCCTGCACGGTCAGGCCCAGGCTCACGACCGACGAGCCGACGATGAAGCGGCCGTAGCCGACCGGGACGGCCGTGCCCTGCGCGCTGGTGTTGGTCGGGCCGCTGAACACGTAGCTCGGCTGGGTGTCGTCGTCGCTGGCCGCCTGGTACTTCGGCGTCGGCGCCAGCAGCTGCGACACGCCGCCCAGCACCAGCGACGCACCGATGCCGACGGCCAGCTGGCCGGCCAGTCCGCTGAACACCAGGCCACCAGCGCCCAGCGACGCGACGCCCGTGAAGAACGCGGCGCCGATCAGCAGCGCGCCGACCAGGATGCGGCCGAACGCCGACTTGCCGCCGGCCACGGCCGGGATGATGCGGATGGACTCGGCCTCGCCGGCAGGCAGGCGCAGGCCGACGACCGTGCCGCGGTCGTCGCGGCCGGCCAGGACGTGGAAGCCGTGCGGATGGTCGCGCAGGGCCTGCTCGAACCCCGGGTGGTTGACGACCAGCGCGCGGACGGCCTCGGCCGGCGTCGCCACGTCCAGCTGGTGCGAGCGGCCGAAGCGCCGCCCCAGTTCACCGTACAGCCGCACCGTGCGCATACCGGAGCACCCCCACCGTTCGATCGCGCCACCAGCCGCCCCAGTCCTCGCGCGTGGACAGGCGGCCCGCCATGTGGTGCAGCATTCTATCGGCGCCCAGGTAGACGGCCCCGTGGTCCGGCACCGGCGACGACAGGCGGAACAGCAGAACGTCGCCAGGCTCAGGGGGGCCGGCGACTTCGGCGAAGCCCGCCCGCGGGAAGCCGTCGCGGTACAGGTCGCGTCCAGCCTGGAAGTCGTCGGCGCGCCGCGCGAAGTCCGGCAGATCGACGCCGCGCTCCTCGCGGTACCAGTCGCGGATCAGCGTGTAGCAGTCCTGCACGCCCCACCTGAACTCGCGGCCGATCAGCGGCACCGGCGCGCCCGTCGGCTCGATGGTGCGCCAGGCGCCGCTCGGCACACCGACGATGTGCCACGGCAGGCCCGAGGCCTCGCAGCCGGCGACGTCGGCCGACGATGGGTCTGGGCCCATGAACGGGTGCGAGTGCACGACGCCGACGATCTCGCCGCGGTCCTCGGCGGCGGCCCACTGAGCCGGCGCGATGACGAAGTGCTCGGCCGGGTTGGTGGCGATGTTGTCGCACGGCTCGTAGACGTGCCGGCCGCGGACGACCAGCAGCAGCCCGCAGGCCTCGCGCGGCAGCTCGGCCGTGGCGTGCTGCAGCGCGTGCTCGCGCCAGGTCATCGGGTCAGGCCCACGCCGGGGAAGCCGCCGAAGGGCAGCGGCTGCGTGCCGAAGCGCGCCTGGCACGACGACAGGCGCTTGCCGCAGACGTCCTGCCCGGCCGTGGCCACCGGGGTGTCGTTGGCGTCGAAGTAGGTCGTGCCGGTGTAGCTGCAGGCGCTGCTCTCGTCGTTCACGCGGTACCGCCAGACGCAGACGTTCTGCGTCACCGGGCGCCGCGGCAGCACGACGCCGGCCACGTCGAAGGCCGCGGCGAGCTCGAAGTCGATGAACACCTTGTTCTCGCCGGCCTTGCGGTCGACGAAGTAGATGTCGGGCGGCAGCTCGGCCGCCGGGTCGGCCGTCGGGTTGACGCCGCCCGGGAAGTTCACGGCGTCCAGGTAGCGCGCCAGCGTGCGGCGCCGCGTCACCTTCGCGCCCAGCAGGTCCTGGTAGTCGCGCACCAGCACGCCGATCGCGCCGCCGATGTTGGCCACGCGCAGGTTCGGCCGCGGCAGCTGGCCATTGCCGTTGAACTCGAAGCCCGAGGCCTCGATCGGCAGCGGCTGGTAGGTGTTGCCCTGCCAGACCACGTCCGTCCGAAGCTGGTTCGTGCCGGCGTGGAAGCGCGTGACGGCGCCGCCCAGCGCGGTGGCATCGAGCTCGAACAGCTCGACCAGCGCGCCGGGCTGCAGGCTGCGGATCTCGGATGGCACGGGCATGGTGTCAGCCTGGCGAGTAGTCCTGGACGAAGCGCGCCGTGATGGTGTTGACCGCCGCGTTGATCGGGCTGAAGGTCCACTCCGGGCAGACCCACTTGCCGACCGTGCCGCGCGGGCTCGTCCAGGTGAAGGGCTCGACGCCGTTGCGGGCCTCGAGGAAGGCCAGGATGGTGTCGCGCTCGGCCGGCGTGCGCGCGCTGAAGGTCAGCGACCACTCCTCGGGCGCCGCGTTGATGCCGTCGAGCGCGCGCTGCGCGTAGCCGTCGCCGAACTGCGCGAGCAGCACGCGGGGGCGGTCGCTGAGCTGGGCGCCGTAGTCGGGCGGGACAGTGAACGTGCTCATGCGGTCCTCACGCTGCGGCTAGCAGGCCGCCGGGGCGCTTCTGGCGGATGATCTCGGCCTGCACGGCGCCGGCCAGGGCCCGGCCCAGCTGCTCGGCGTTCTGGCCGCTGGCATCGCGCGCCGTCGCGCCGCCGTCCTGCACGACGATGCTGCCGATAGTGATGCCGCCGGCGCCGCCGGCCACCTGCACGCCCAGGTCGCCGCTGGACGTGCGCCGCAGCGGCATGATCGCCTCGGGCCCGGCCTCGCCCATCAGGCCGTTGCGCATGGTGCCGCCGGCCGCGAACTTGAACAGGGTCGGGCTGCTGACGATGCTGCCGCCGAAAGCGCCGCCCTTGGCGAACGCCGGCACCGCAGACGGGCCGTAGTTGTTCGGGCTGAACGGCGCCGCGCCGCCACCACCGAAGGCGCCCATGATGCCCTGCACCGCCTGCAGCGCCGTCCAGCGGATGATGATGCGCGTGATGTCGGCGATCACCGACCGCGCGAAGTCCTTGAACGAGGCCTTGCCCGTCGTCACCCACTGCACCAGCGCGTCCTCAATGCCGCTGGCCATGCTGGTGAACGCCGACTTGATGGCGCCGGCGGTGTCGAGCGCCGAGGCGCGCCACTCGCCGAAGCCCTGTGCCAGGCCCTGCAGCCAGGTCTTGGAGCCGGGCATCTTGGCGCGCTCCAGGTCGACGGCGCCGGCCGCCGCAGCCTGGATCTCGGCCAGCTGGCGCTTGATGCGCTCGATCTGCGCCGGGTCGCTCTCGATCAGCAGCTCGAACTCCAGCGCCTTGGTGGCGTCGGTGGCTTGGCGCTCGATCTCGCGCACGGCGATCTCGATCTCGGCGCGCGCGCGATCGACCGGGTCGGCCAGCAGGGCGGCGGCGCCGCGCTCGTTCTGCTGGCGCAGGCGCTGCAGGAAGTCGTTGGCCGTCTTCCAGGCGTCGGCGTACTCCTTGGCGGCCTCCTTCTCCTGCGCCACGCGGGCCTTGGTGGCTTCGGCGCTGCCCAGCACCGCCTCGATGCCGGACTGCGCGCGCAGGCCGTCCAGGCGGCCCTGGAGCGCGGCCAGCCGGTTGGCCTGCTGCGCGCCGAACAGCCTGGGGTCGCCGGTCACCGGCCGCATCTTCTCCAGCTCAATCTCGCGCTGCACCAGGACAGCCTGCTCGGCAAGCTCGCGCTGGCGGATGTCGAGGCGCCGATCGGCCGCGGTCTGCTCGCCGATCAGGCCCGCCGCCTGCAGCCGCTCGATCTGGGCGCGCTCCATCTCCAGGCCCTTGATGCGGGCTTCGCTGGCGAGCTTGTCGGCCTGCATGATGCCGGCCAGCCGCGTCTCGGCCATGCGGTCGTTGAAGCCGGACTGGATGTCGTCGATGGCCTTGCGCTCGGCCGCCGCGCTGGCCGCCTGCGCCGAGGCCTGACGGCCTTCGAGCACCAGGCGCTCGCGCAGCAGCTCGATCTGGTCGCGCAGGTACTGGTTGCCCTTCTCGAAGGCTGCGCCGGTCAGGCTGTTGAGCGGGCCGCGCTCCAGGCGCATCTGCAGGTCCCGCTGCAGGGCGGCCATCTGGTCTGCGGTGCTGTCCGGCCGCCCGACACCCTTCATGGCATCCCATGCGCCGCTCGCGGCCTCCTTGACGCCTAGCCACAGCTTCTCCAGCGTGCCCAGCTGCACCTCGCGGCCAGCGAGGGCGCGGTCCAGGGCCTCGACGTTCAGCCGCAGCGCCTCCTCGGTCTTGCCCTGCTGCTCGAGCGCGCGGATCTGCCGGAACGTGGCCTCCGTCAGGTAGGCGTACTGGCGGTTGTGCTCGGCCGCCCACTGCGCGACGCCGCTGCGCATCTTGGCGAAGTCCTTGACGATCTCCTCGCTGGACTGGCCGCTCAAGCGCTGCAGCCGCGCCATGGCGCTGGTCGCGGTCTCAATGGTGCCCGGGCCGAAGGCGCCGGTCCCGGCGGCGCCGGCCAGCAGGTCGCGCGAGTTGCCGGCCGTGGCTCCAGTGGCGCCGCGGATGCGCGCGGCCATGGCCTCGAACTGGCCCGCCGTGATGCCGGCCTGGTTGCCGGACAGCGCCAGCGACTTCGACAGCGCCGAGGCCTCGGCCTGCCCGGCGACGAAGGCCGCCACGGTCGTGCCGACGACGGCCGCCAGCCCGCCGAAAGCCACGCGCGCAGGCGTGATCAGCGACCCGATGGCGCGCATCGCCGGCCCGATGCCGCCGAAGGCATCGCGCACCTGGGTACCCTGCTGGAACAGCGCCATCAGCGGGTTCTGGCCGCCGGCGATCTGCACCGCCAGGTCGTTCAGCTGCATGGGCAGCTGCCCCATGGCCGCGGCCGTCCGCCGGCCCGAGTCCTGCGCGATGTCGCCCGTGCGCTTCAGCGACTGGTTCAGACGGTCGACCTGGGCCTGGCCGCTGACGCCGGCGGTCAGCGCCACGTCGGCCTGGATCTTCATCGTCATGGCTCGCTCTCCCGCAACACCTTCAGCGCCTCGATCTCCATGACCTGCAGGCCCTCGAACAGCTCTCCTTCAGGATCGTCGATCCGCAGCCGCCGCATCACGACGTCCACCGCGCCGTAGTCTAGCCCCGTCGGCCCGAAGCCAGACGACCGCCACTGCGTCTGCACGCGCATCCACAACTCGACGATGGGCCAGTTCTCCGGCCAGACCTCAAAGTCGACAGCCTCTGCGGCCAGCGCTTTGCGCCACTCGTCGGGCATCCCGCCCAGCATGTCTGCGTCGGCGAGGGCTTCATCGTTCGATACCTTGCCGCCGGCTGCCCAGTGCGCGGCGGCAGCAGTCAGTTTCCCCTGCGCGCGCCCGACAGGCTCTCGACGAAGGCCACGACGACCGCGGTGGCCACGCCCGGCACTTCGAGCAGTTGGTCGCGCGTGGTCTCGCTGAACGGCGCCTCGTCGTCGCCGATGGTCACGCCCTTCCAGCCGACCAGCAGCTTGCGCGCCAGCGGCACGTCCGATGCGTTACCGGTCAGCACGTCGGCGCGCATGGCGTCGACCTCGCTCTGGGGCAGCCGCTTGAACTTCGCGTCGAAGGTGTGCTCCTCCCACTGGCCGCCGTCGGCCGGCACGCGGACTTTGACGGGCCAGTAGTAGGTCGGGCTCTGAGCGATCTTGAACATGCGTGCCTCAGTGGATGCAGAGCGCCAGCTCGTCGTTGCCCGACGTGGCGCCAGGCACGAAGTTCAGGTTGAGCTGCAGCATCGTGATCTGGTCC